TATATTTTAGTTCTTTAATACCAGCAGTTTTTAATGCTTTGGAAACCCACTTCCACATCATTTCACCAGACCAATCAACGCCAGTAGCATCAAATTTAGCTTCATTTACGGATTCTTTCATATCCTTTTTGAGTCCCCCCAAATGATTTAATATTCTTGCTATTTTTCCACTCTCAACCCTATATGCAGTTTTATCAATTTGTTTTTTATCTTTCATCATTTCTACAGTTTTCGATTCTTTTTCCCAATGCTTGATAAGTTCATCAGTATTCATCTTAGAAAGCGATTTAGCTTCATTGATTGATTCATTTGCAAGACGAAGTGCGTCTGCTACTTTTTTATCTTTGGATAACCCCTTTTTAATCTTTTCAATCTTATCAGTAGCTCCTGTCATATTACCACTCATCTGTATTGCTATCATTACCGCCTTTTTGATTTGAGAACTTAATTTTCCTTCATCTACTACAGATTCTTTCTTACCACTGAATTTGTCCTTCAGGCGTTGGAACATACTCTTGGCTTTATCGTGTTGAGTGTGTGATTTATCATTCAATGCAGTCGTGGCTTTAATCTGCTTGCCCTGTTGGTTTCTCAGTTGAGTTGCAGCCATTGCAGCGGCTGCCATGGCGGCTGGATTCTCGTGAAGTGAGCCTTGAACTTCTCTGTAGATCACCTTAAATTCATTGGGATCAAAGATTGCCTCGGTAGCGGTTTCTTTGTATCGTTTAAGTTCTTCCCGGATGATCTGTTCAAGTCGTGTCTTTGTGATCTTCATCAATCCCAGTCTCCATAGGTTTTATCCAGATGCTTTTGCAACATATCGTGCATTTTTAAAAATTTGTTCCCAAAGTCCTTTAGCTTTCTGTCCTTTTCATACTGCGTGTTTCTCTTCGCGACCCAGAGTAAATTTTCTATCGCGTCACCGATACTGTAGTATACAGATCGGATATCCATCTGCTCTTTCAGGAGTTCTTCCCGGATGATCTCTTTGAGTTCTGATCTAGTTATCTTCATTAGTCCCAATCTCCGTATGTCTTATCCAGGTGTTTCCTCAACACATCTAGCATTTTTAAAAATTTGTTCCCAAAGTCCTTTAATTTTCTATCCTTCTCATACTGTGTGTTTCTCTTTGCGATCCAGATTAAATTTTCTACTGCGTCACCGATACTGTAGTATACAGATCGGATATCCATCTGCTCTTTCAGGAGTTCTTCTTCTAATCCCTCAAGGTTCAAATTTGCTAATTTCCACTTATAACCACCTTCCTTTCCAAGACTCTTCTTCAGTGTGTCTTTTAAGTGTTGAAAGACCTCATCATCGACATCGAAATCTACTTCCATTTGTCCACCACCGTAATCACGTACCTTAACATGTTTGATTCCAGCTTTCCTCATCAGAGGCAACATTTTCTTTTTCATGAACTTTGTGTTTCCAGTGAAGGTGTGACTGATCTCTTGAAGCTCTTGTAGTTCTTCTTTAATGATTTCTTTGAGTTTTGATCTGGTTAGTTTCATGTTAAGCTCCCATCTTCTTTAGTTTTTTCATAACATCTTTGATTTGTCTACGATTGAATACAATAGATGAATCTGACTTTCCTCCTATGTGAAATGTAATGTCACCGGTATCGTGTTTTGTTATAAATACGTTTCCTACGTTGTCCTGAGAATCTACGCCTTTAGTATATTTGTTTAAGCTGGCTTCTCTTAATTCTTCTCTAATGATTTCTTTAAGTTGAGATTTAGTTAGTTTCATGATTTCATTATCCTGTCGACTGATTTCTGATATTTAGTTATCCACGTTTTACCAAACTTGATCAATTCTTTATTTACTTGAACTAATAATTTTTGCATTGCTTCATATTTCTTCTGCCCATTAGTCATACCGCCAAAAACATCCCCGTCTAATGAATGATAATGTTTTATATTTTTGCTATAATGCTTTGCGTTATTTATGATTTCATCCGCCATTTTATCTATGTCTGTGGCTTCTCTTAACAGTTCTTCACGAATCATTTCTCTAAGTTCTGTTTTAGTAATTTTCATATTATTTTCCTAGATGCTCCCACTGTTTTCTGATTTAGTAAATTTCATATTATTCCGGAGATCGTGGATAGAACCTATCTAATTGGTCCCACCATTTCCTAAATGCTCCCATTGTTTTGCGATCAACTTTCTGTTTTTTAAAGACATTATGAACAGCCACCATTGCATCATGTAGGTTATTGTATACACCATCGTATGGATCACTAACTTCATTTAATTCTTCGCGAATCATTTCTTTTAATTCTGCTCTGGTGATCTTCATTAACGTCCCTTAAAATACTTTTCAAATCTCTTTTGTGCTGCTCTAACGTCAAATTGTCCACCCTTAATTCCGACTTTCAATCCATCCAAGAATGCAGCCTTTAATCCTGGAGCATTAAAATCTGATATATTCTTGATGATAAGTTTCACACTATCATTGACCGTCGAATACACCTTCCCTAACTTGAACTCTAATTTCTTTGCTGCTTTCATATCTGCATCAGCAACGGAATCTTCATCCGCTTCACTGAGTTCCTGTTGGATCTGCTGACGTTCCGTCTTAAACGGTGGGTTATCCTTCATGGTCCGGACCCTTCCCAAGTCTTTCTGATTTAGTAAATCTGCTAACTTTGCCATTTAACTTCTCCTGAGCCGTTTCAGTTTATCTTTTTGTGTAGAGACCTTACCTCTGATCTCTTCATCACTCTTGATACTTGAAATATTTGGTTTTTCCATAATAATGCTTTTCTTCATGACTACATCCACATGTTCTATTTTTTTCTTAGATGGTAACTTTTCAACAGACGTTGATACTATTTTAGTATTTTGGTTTGGTGTCTTACCATAAAATTTACTCAGCAGTATGTAGATTATTATTCCTATTTGCCACAACAATAGTGAGCAGAATAAAAATTCCTTAATTGCCACTCCCTACAGCCTTCGTGACAGCATCACGTCTGTTTGCCAGATAGTCGTCCGACTCATCAGAGTCACCATCATTGTCAACATCATCATCTTCATCACCTACCGGATCAAGCTCTTCCTGGATGTCGTAGTACCGATTCAGTATTCCACCCATATCCTCATACAGAGCAACTAACCTTTCGGATAGCGATTTATACTCAGTAGCTGTGCTCTTGAACTCTTTGACCATTCCGGTCATTGCCTTCATGTTCCGGTTCACTGATACTTTGTCGAACCAATCATCCGTCTCAGAAAGTACGTGGGTCTGTGCCGATTCAGCAATCTTAACGAGCTGTTCAGCGATCTCCATAATGTTGTGTTCGCTGTATAGTTTCTTGCCAACGATCCCATACTGGGATACTCCTTCTGCTACCGCTCTGCGATCGATCGGTGCTTCATGTTCTTCAAATACTTCAGCTAATAGACTTCGTAATTTAGCCATCACTATCTCCTATGTTATCTTGCCCAGTGCTTTCTGGGCTACTTGTAAAAATTTTATTGCTTGTTTGGGTTTATCATAAACGCCTTCTTCTTCTGCACCCGAGTGGTGTGATATCATATATTCTACTTCTTCCTGTGCATCCCTGAGATGTTGTGAAAATGGATTTGCTACTTTTTCATTTACGGATTCAGAAAAATCACCTCTAACATACCACTGCTTCTTCTGTGCCATCTGCTCTAATTTTTTCCAATCAGCGCCCATCTTTCTAGTAACTCGAACAAATGCCGCATTATCGCCTTTTCTCATATGCATCATAAATCGATATAAGCCTTCCCAATTAGGCTCTACATTGATCGTTTTTGCTTCATTTACGGATTCATTTAGATGTTTTTTCATAAACGAATCAGATTTACTTTTATTTATCCTACTTGCAACACCAGTTTGAGAAGTTAGTGAGATCAAAGCATCTTTCGCTTGTTTTGTATTGTAGCTACTCTTTAAACCTTTTGCCCACTGCTGGTATTTACTTTTACTTACTCTTGCTACTTGCCCCATAGCACCTAAGTAATCAATAGCAAGATCTTGTATGTCATTTTTACTTATAGCTTCATTATATGCTCGGATTTCCTGCCTGATCAGTCTTCTTAGAGCTTCAGCAACGTGCTCAGGTTTCCCCTTATGCTTCGTAGATGCAAAATCTTTTGCTGACTTCTTGGTCATCCCCTTTGCGGCTTTCTTCACGGAAGCTGGTGCATCTTTCATGTCGCCCTTGTTGTACGAATGAACCATACCCATGAAACGTTGCTGAGCTTTTGATTTAGCTGGCATTGATCATCTTTGCAAACATGGTAGCGGCTTTAATTGCATCGCTTCTATTTTTAACTAATCCAGCATCCATTTCAGCTTCTTTACCTTTCAACGTCATATAAAAGTTGCCATCAGCCCTTTGATATAGCATGAGCTTGCCTTTTCTGGTACCCTGCCCGCCAATCAGTTTATCCTTACTGACTTCGTTCCTCAGCTGAGTTGATTCCATGGAATTGATTTCATTGATCAGATTATCAAGCACACTAGGCGGCTGTTCTGTAGCTGGTGGCTTTTTTACTAAAGGCTTTTTCTTTGGACGAATCTCTGATAGACCGTCGTGAAACTCGAGCATCTGTCTTTTATACATAGACGCCATCAATCGCCCCTCATGATATCATTGATGATACCATCGACACCTGACCACTTTTCAATCTGTTTAGATCTATCTGTGCCCTCATTCATCGGATACATAAAAGCTCCGTGGGTGGATGGGTTAGAGACAAAGTCAAATGCTATGAGTTCAAAATCATCTTGCACCTCTACAGCATCATCTTCACGGATTTCCTTAACGGAACCCAATCCTCTAGATGAGATTCCTAACTTGATTCCCGACTTGAATAATTCTTTTAAAATGTTCCCACTGGGTGTTCCTAGCACCTCTACGGTACCCAACAGATCATCTCCGTCCCAGTGCATTTCAGTAATATTATGAGATGCATTTTGTAGATTGACTACTGAACTGTCTGGATGATCTAACTCACCTAGAGCTCTTCGCTCTTTTATCTGAGTGTCAGTGTACTGCGAGGCTTCTCTCTGTAGGATTTCTCTTGGATAGATGCGTCCATTTTGATTTTGAGCTCCTGCACGTTGCAGAATTCCTTTTACGATCAATTTGCCATTATTCTTTTGAATGGATTCATTGATCTTGTGTGCAGATATTTCAAATGGCATATAATCCACTAGTAATTGTTTATGCATTATGCTCCTCCTCGATATACGAAAGATACGTGACCAGTCGTACCTGCTCCACCTTTCCAAGCTATAGGATTAATGTTTATTCTTAAAGGACCATCAGCTGCCACTATTCCATAATCTACATACGTACCACCAGATTCATATAAAAATTCATATTTAGTAGCATGTTCTACATTTACTATTACATAGCTGGCTCTCTCGACCTCTGCTTCTGCTGCCGGTGCAATAGCCGTACCGAATGACTTTACCGGTATCTGCTTTGGCATTGATTTTGTATTATCAGTTGAATCTGCTCTGTATCGACCCATCTAGGTTCTCCTATCTATGAAGCCCAAACGCCACGTTTGATCCAAATATCTCTAAGGATCGCGGCCACTTCTTTTCTAATCATTTTTTTTATTGACTGCTCATCTTTGTTATCTAATTCTTCAGCTAAACTGTATCCAGTAGCCTTGAGAGCAACTTCTAAATCTTTATTTCGCTTCTTCTTGTTCTTCGCGAACGCGTTCGGGGTACTATACCCATCCACGTCTCCCGTCGTAGTGATCTCTTCCAGATCTTTTTGAAGAATCGTTCTAACCAGCTCTTTTAGTCTGCTTCTTTGCGACGCGTCCATGTTTCTTGAGTTCTTTTTCCAGCTCATAATATCTCATCAGCTGTAAAACGGAACTGTCTTTGATGACAGTTGGCTTGGTTGGAAGACAAATATCTCCAATACTGTTGATGGTCTCTTTCAATTTAATTTGTGTGACTTTATCATCAACATAGTGGAGCATGGATGTTAAACTTTCTCTCAATTCATTCACTCCGGCTGAAATGATGTCGCCTAGTGAGTTAGTATTGGAAACGTTATTGATATAGTTCTTCAGTAAATACTTTTGAGATCCGTTGAGATAATTATATTTTTGATTAAATCTCTCCAATAAGATCCTATACGTAATAGCTCGAAGTTCATCATTATATTGTAATTTTTTATTTACTGAGTCACTCAATTGAGGTTTTGGTTCGGATGTTATGTTTTCAATGAGGTTAAAGTATGTCTGCGTCTTATCTTCAGGTGCAAGTCTGTCCCCATATTCAAATAATTTATATACAGAAGCATACACCTTATAGTTGGGTACGGATGTAGATAAAAATTTGCTGAGATCATAATTTTTTTGTATTTCTGTGATCAATCGATACTTTTCTCGGCGGAGCGTTGAGTTATTAATTTTTGCTCTGGCTTTTATCACCTCTGATATGAAGAACCCTGCTTGTTTATCAGTTTTATATTTCTGATTGACTAACATGTTGTATAATGCTCGTTCGTTACCCAATTCCGAATGTTCGTTAAAGAACTCTTTTACGATTTTTAATGCTTTACTTTTATCATTTTTGTCTAAAACGTCTGCAGTGACCTGCCTTAGTAAAAACTCAAAAAGTAAACCAGAGTTGCGCAACTTATTATGCTTGATCTTTTTATCCCTCATGGATACAATCCCCATATATTAGTGTACAGTATTTCATATATAAATATAATCTTTTACTCCTTTTCGTCACTTAAAAGAGAGTTCTCATTCAGAATACCTGAGTCTACATCATTTGGTCCAAACTTTTCTTTCAGTGACGCTAGTAGTCCCTCTTTCTTTACAGCTGTAGCTCCCTTTCCAGGATACAGTGGAGATCCACCCTTAAATTCGCGTTTGCCCCATCGCTCTCTTTCATACTTGGTAGCATCTTTGGTATCTTGTGACGTTGAACGTCCACGATCCAGGTCTGGAAGATTTGGTCCTTTCTCGGATCCACCCCATTCACCAACATCCTCTTCCATGTCTTCAGCTGCGGCACCTGTTTCTGCTGGATCATTGCCTTCAGTCTCAATTTGTTCCATCCTGAATACTTGTTTTCGATCTTCAATGAGCCCATCAAACATAACTTTCTTATCCTGATCGTTCATGTCAAAGATGTTATCATATACCCATTCCCGGGAAAATAATTTATTATCCATGGCTGTGTTCGCGATATCCACCTGCTGAGTCAGCAGTTCAAGCTTCTCCTGTTCGTGAATCATCGATGGATTTGTCAGTTCGAGATCAAAATCTAATAAGTCGGTATCGTCAAAACCTTGTGCATACAGATGCACGATAGCTATCTTGGTGAGTTCACTACAGAGTATTTTCTGTAACCGCTCAATCGTTCGAGCAAACCTTACGTCTTCTGCTGCCAGAGTAGCTTTAGATCCGATTCCTTCTTCGTATCCAAGAAACGCCTTAGGGATCTTCAATGCTGCCATGAGTTTGTTTCTCAGATATTCTATATCATCGATGGCATTGTCATTGGTCAGTCCGGGTAATGTTTCAATTTCAGTTCCTGAGTCTCCTCCACGTACGGGTAGAAAATAATCTTCAGTAACAGATTCAACATTATATCTGAGATTGTACTCGCCTGTTTGCTGATCGATCACTGGAATCTTCTTCATCTTTTGAATTATCTTTTGCATGAAGTTATCGACTTCGTTTGGTGGTATATTACCAATATCCAACTTAAAGACTCTCTTTTCAGGAGCTCTCATGATCCGGTGTATCATCATGGCATCTTCCATCAGAGTCAATTGTTTCCACACTCTACGAGCACCCTCAAGGGTACTTTTTCCATATGGGAGGAAATTACTGTCACTGAGTAGGCGGAAGTGAGCTATTTCATAATTTTCATATAATCTAGTGGCCCCACCCTGTTGTGTACTTTTGGTTGGATCGTCGCGAAGTTCATACTGAACGAGCTTTGGATTTGATGGGTCGTGGTCTTCCAACCTGGTCACCTCATATGGTGACAGAGGTTTTATATTTACCACACCGTATTTATCAATAATGTCCATCAATAGATAAAAATCTCCATATTTAGTCAGGTTACGCATCCATGACCAGAGATTGAATTCAATGTTTAATACATCATAGAAGAGGTTATGCAGAATGCTGTGGAGCTTTGGGTTATCGGTCTTGATGGAAAGGATTTCTCCCTGAATGTTATCGATGAGCGATTCATCAGAATAGATATCAAGCGCGCTAGAAATGATTGGATCGCTATCCATGAGTTCATAATCACGAAACAACTCATTTCGAGCAATCTCATAGGCATTTCTTGCATTTTGATTATATGAATATTTACCCATTCGACTTTGGGATACAACCTTAGTGTATCGGTCGACGAAATTACTCACGAGTCCGGACTGGGTGAAATCTAGATCTTTTACGACTAGTCGGTTGTCATCCGTCTTGCGGATAATTATATTATTCCGGAATAATTGACCTAATCTGTCTAATATGTTGTTTCTAGCCATGTTTTACCTCATCTATAGGAGCCAATTAAGATTTTCTTTTTTACCTTCGATCTCAATCTCCCAGGGGTTGTCTTTTGGTTTGATCTGACCCTTACCGAATCCTTCATCATAACCATTATTATTATTTAAGAATGACCCTAACATTTGTCGTTGATAGTCATCATTTTCTTTTTTTAGCCTCAGGGCTGTATCACGGATCCACAGTGCTATACCGAAAGACATTACGAGATCATCATTGTATCCCGCCATGGCTTCTGCCCTGCTGTTGTGATAAATAAATACAAAAAGCTCTTCAACCAGTCGTGAAGACCTTATATTGATCATTTTTTCTCTTGTATATTCTTCCATTTTAGCAACCACGAGCGGCCTAGTTTTCTTTGATGTCGTGAATCCAGGAATCATATTTCTATCCTGAGATCTATATCGGTTGCTTTCCATGTGATGCTCAGTATCTACGTACTGAAGGTCTTTAGATTGATAGAATAGGTTTTTATACCCACGATCGATAATTGTCTGAAGTGTGGCCCACCCTACGTTGTTATTCTCAACAATCAATAGAGCGTCATTGTACTTAGTAGCGAGCTCAATGAGAAAATTACCGTAATCGGTAGTCGATAACTGACCTTTATATTCAGCTACTTGGTCGAGAGATTCTATCTCAAAAATTTGAGTTGCAGAGTAATCGGAGCCGTCTCCACGAGCCACGTCAGCTACAACAATATATTCCTTGGAATAGTCAGGATAGTCCCAGATCCAAAGATTCTTATCCACTCCAGCTCGTTCAATTGGCTCTTTAACTAGAGTCTCTTTGTACCACTGAAGTATTAGCGGATCTATAATGGAATTACCGGATGTGAGAAAGTTAGCGTCACATTCCTGTGCCGCCTTGGTTGGTCCCAATGCCTTCTCCTGATCATCTCTCCAGGTTTGATCGCGATCTGGATGTCGTTGCCACGGTAGTTCAATAAATGCAAAGTCATTAATACCATCAGTGGCATCAACCCACATTCTATGAAACCAATTTCCAACACCATTTGGAGTGGATAGGACAATACACTGACCACCGGTTGCTAAGGTCTGTTGTGCTGCAGTCCAGATAGTTTCAACTGCAGGAATAAATGCTGCCTCATCTAATACCAACATCGACAATGCTTCAGAACGACCGGCTTCCGGAGTAGCAGCAACTGCTTTGATCTGAGATCCGTTGCCTAGTCGAAATGATAATTTATTATCTTCATCCACCTTAGTCTTCAACCACGTTGGTAAATTATGAAACATGACACGAACCTTCGTGACCAGATTCTTTGCAGCACCTTTATCCTTGGCAATGACTAAAATATTTTTATCTTGGAAAAACAACATGAGCCATAAACTATATCCAGCCGTCAATGTACTGATTCCAAGCTGTCTAGACTTGAGAATTATACTATACTGATTCTTTCTCACCTCTTCGAGCGTTTTAGACTGAAAGTCATATAGATCAAATTTGATCTTTCCTCTTTGGGGGTGTTGGATTATCGAATACTTTTGGAGAAAGTGAGTGGGCTCTTCCACGCATTTGACATACTCTCTCTGTATGGCTTTTTTAATGTCAGACATTAGATCTTACCTAAGGTGAATCCTATTATTAACCAAAGATATTGGTTCTCATACCATTTTGGTTCAACCAACTGCACTAACTTCTCATTAGCTGCGTCACGAGCTTTTAACAATTTAATTTGTGCACTTTTAGCATTCAGCAGCAGAGAATCTAAATTTGCAGTTTCCTCTAAGTTTCCTACTAAACCTTCACAATCAGCAATCAATTCTTTCTGTGATGCAATTAATGAATCAGCCTTTTCTATCTTACCTTCCCATTGTGCATCTCGTTGTTTTATCATCTCTAACGCTTCTGCTTGTGTAAATGTATCCTGTGCATCTATGATTGATAAAGCAAAACAGAATATTATAAAATATTTTAGTATCTTCATTGTAGACCTCATTTATTCTTAGCAAACTTTTTTAAAAAATCTTCTGCGGATTCGATGTCATCTTCTTCGTAGGCTTTTTCCATCTTCTTGACTTCATTCTTACTACGCGTTAATTTTCTTTTTGCGGCTGTTATTTCTTTCTTGTTTTTCACTTTATCTTTTTCCAGTACCTCAATCGTCTCTTCTACCTTCTTCTCTTCTTTTTTGTTTTCTTTGATAACTGTCTTGAGTTCTTTCACTTCTTGTGATTTCTTACCACCAGCGAATAACATACCAGCAATTCCTGCAATTGCTGCTAAGATTCCCCCCAATATTTTAAATAACTTCATTATATATCTCCGGTATTTTTCTTAATCGTCATATCAACATTTTCATTTGCCATAGCGTTGGCTACTCTCGGATCAAATGCTTGATCACTACTGTCTTTCATATCCTTTAAGATCAGTTGGAGTTCTTCTTCAACGGATGTCCATCGCTGTTGCTCTTGTTCCCACACCCATTCATGCCATTTCCCCTCAGCCTTTAGGTCAAGTTCAAAATTCACCTGGCAGTGATAACATTTATGCATCCGGTTATAAGTATCCTGATCAAGCTGCTTGAGAATTAACTTTTCGCATTCAGAGCACTTGTCAAACCCCCGGGGTGGAATCTTAGTGATTTGTTTTCTCTTTCCATCAACGACTTCCCAGTCAGTACCATTTCCATCAGTCCAGCGTTCACCTTCTTTCCGCTGAATCGTCGTTTTGGCTTTATACCCAACTTGAATTTTTCGTTGGTGTGTTCCATCAATCATAGATTGAATCTTTGCTATGTTCTTACTCATCATGTTACCTTATATATAAATATATTAAAAATAATTATCGGCCAAATTTTAATGCACCGGTGATTTGATTCACTGGAGCAAAGGCTCCGGTAAACTTGTATGTGTTCCCCTTATATTTGAAAACCAATCCTTCGGATGGGACAACTGCATCGAATCCACCGATAGATTGTAGCTTTTCTAACTGAGTCTTCAATAATTTCAAATTCTTGGGATCTCCTCCCCTTTTCAGCGCAGCTGCTGCTTTCTTTGTGGCTGTTTTCATCTTCTGTGCTGACTTGGATGGGTGTACAGCAAGAAAATTACTAACGCTGTGAAGGATTTCAGCTCCAAGCTCAAAGAATAAAACTTCAAAGGGTTTCATATTTTGCTTTTGTATCTTTTGAACATCCACTTTATCCGTAGCCAAGGCCCAAGCTAAAAACTCCGGATGATCATCTCTCAATTCTTTCTTCATGTCCGAGATCTTATAAGATTTATCTCCAAATGCCCATCTTTTCATGAGTTTCACCAATACATCATTTGTGATATTCGTGAAATCGGTTTGATTAGCTCCATTCATAATCCATTCCTGCCAAAACATCTGATGCCACAGTGATAGAGTATCTGTATCTGCGAGTGCATATGTATCTTGAAGTTTTTTCAGCTTGTTAAAATAATATGTTTTCCGCTTTGTGAAATCTTGATTCTTCGGAACTGTCAGAAATTGTGGTTTAGCTATCTTGTAATGTTTCTGAATATGCTGGTTCACTTGGCGGATCATTCCTTCGAGTGTTCTTGCACTCCCTTTGACCTGACCCACTACAGTTCCTGCATCATTGTACTCGAGCGCTCCGTGGAAGACAATCTGGGCTACGTCATAATCAATCACGTTTGATGATGCCGGCCAAAGTACTTCCAGATTCATCCAAGCCCTTCCGTTCATGAATATCTTATCTCTCTGTTTATTAGATAGAGCTCCTATAGCTTTCTGTAGATCCTTTGCAGCAAAGGAGAACGCATTACTTATTTCACCTCTTCCACTAAACATACTCGCTATTCCTTTCACGGATAGAGCAGTCTTTCCGGCATTCTTGATGTGACCTTTATTTCGAGCTATAATGAGGTTACCACCTTTCCAACTTATCATTAAATTCTGACCATCTAGCTTTTCAGTCACATTATCTTCTCGATTGAGGTTTCCACTCAGCCCCATCTCTATAATATTTTTAAAATCTTTAAATGTTAGATCCCAATCATCAAACGGATGAGCCATATGTCCGTATGCACCACCTTCCGTGATAAGTTGTTTCCACCAATTCGTTGAAAAGGTTCCTTCCGTCTGTGTACCATTCATGGTCATCATGGCATCATATGCTGCTGTTTTCATATCAACGATCGTACCAATGAAGGGGGATCGTCTCAGAGCTTTAAACGCTAAATTCTCAACTGAAAACTCTCCACCTCGCTCTAATCCGGAACTTCTCATTCTCTTTAATCTCTCCTGAATCTTTTCCACCGTCCGGATTACTTCTGAGTACTTTTCCTCTTTCATTAATTTTTCCAACGTTGAAACTGATCCTAAATAACCTTCTGCTTTGGTGGCTATGTCTTCGAGATCAATCTGTAATTCTTTCTTCTTGGGAACTACCAGCCATTTGTCCTTCAGAATAGAGTATAGCCCAGAAGCGATGTGAGTGTCACCGATGTTTTCCACATACACCTCTACAGGAAAACCATACATGTTGATATCATGTTTATTGTTCCAGATGGTTTTCTTCGCCAGTACATAATTCTTTACAAAATTTTCATCCTCATCCACCTGACTGAAATCGATCCGTAGATGCAGATCTACATCTGAAAATTTGGACCAGTTGTAATTTGAAATACTTCCTGTGAGTGTAATGTCTTGGAGCTTTACCTGTGGTTCTAATTCCAAATCATCAAAAAAGTTCTTACCGATCATTAGTAGCTTTTTCCTGATCTGTGGTTTAAGTTTTTCACCGTCCCAGATCTTAGTATTCAAAGAATCCTGAATCGCAAAACTCTTGATCACGTCTGGTTTGATGTCTTCTGAGATTGCTTCCTCTTGAGTTGGATCCCGTTCCAGAATGTTTTTCCACCATCCAACCGAAAGAGCCCGCTCGGAAAGATCTTTCTTGTGTGGTTCATTCGGGGCATCCGGATCATCTGGTGGTTCTTCCATCTCACCATGCTGATCCTTTTCTCCCTTGGGTTCTGTTTCCGGTGGTACTTCGTTCCGAGGATCGAACTCATCCACTGGTTCATTTTTTGTCTGTTTGATAGAAAGATCTGCGTCGATCCAATCTACAAATGTCCAACCCAACTGTGTTACTGATCGACTAATATTCTGTACCCATTTCTTCCAGGCCTCAGTTCCTCTGACGTCCTTCATCACTCCAGTACCAGCTTTGGTACCCACCTTACCGGATGGATAGTACGATACAGCTCCAGTTGGACCATCTGGATATTTCGTGTCATGGATTTCAAACTCCTGCTCAGGTACTAAATAGTTTACAATCCGCCATCCTAGTTTGGCAACTTCTGCTTCTGAGGTGGTTCTGTAACTCTTCTGATTACCCCACCAGTATCGAGGTCCATCATCTACGACTCCACCACCCATCGATCCGATCGTCGAAGACTCTTCAAGAAATTCTTTCATATCGAATGAACTGATAAAACGCTCAATCAAATCTTCGTCTATATCATCAAAAATATTAACTTTTTTGTGTATCCTGAATGTAGTTGCTTTTCTACCATTAATGGTTGGCATCCCATGTTTATCTTTACCTATACTCTTGACCTTTATTTTTTTATTCTTAAACTTGCCCACCAATACAGTATCACCTACATTTACTGGTACGTTTATATCTTCAGCTTTCATGAAATGTCGGTCTAGTCTGTTGAGTAGATTTATCACATCTGGTTGCTCCATTAGAGCTTCCACTTCTTCTGACGTGGCCCATTTGTATTCTTGGTGCTCATCGCTGAGAGTGACCTTTGTAGTGTGAACCATTGAGAGAAATAGCGTAATGACCCTTTGTTCATCAGTGCCAAAGTTTACTAACATCTCATAGAAAAACTTGGGATCTACGGCTCCGGGTACTATCCCGGTTTCTTCATAGGTTTCACGCATTGCTCCATCCAGAAGAGATTCTCCCTGTTGGAGATGACCCTTTGGGAAGGACCAATGAGTATCATCTCGGAGCAATAGATATCTTGGTTGACCATCCACCATGGTGTATAGAATCACTCCAGCTACTTCATCAATATCCACGGCTTCGCCAATTGATTTTTTGATTTTAGTAACTTCTTCCATCAACTTAACTTTTGGAAACTTTCTCTTTAAATATTTTTTAGCAAAAGCCCTTGCCTGTTTTTCGTTTCTACCATCCAATTCAATGTTATAAACTGCCTTATTGGTTTTGACTTTCATCATCCAATCACCCTTAAATCTATATACGAATGCTGTATTTGGTCGATTGAAATAAAGTTCATTGACGGGATCAAACTGATACTTTTTATTTGAGTCTGTGTTTTTTCTTTGCTTTTTAACCTTACTCATGTACTTATCTAATTCTTTTTTATTTGGATAACCGTGACCAATCGTTGGTCCGGACCCTAAAGGCCATCCAAGTTCAGTAAGTGATTCACTGACGAATGCATCTACAAACATCTTATACATGTCATCGCTGTAATAACCAAATAATTTTTTAAATAATTTTTTCTTGGTTTTATCATCCGCATCAGAACCAAGTAAGTTTCTCATTGCTGTCCCACTGAGTTCTTGACCACCTACTTTCACAGATACATGTGGTGCAGTCAAGATGTAACCGTGTTCGTCATATCCGGTAAGATTATCTTTATTGGATTTATAATCTTGAAAGTACTTTCCAGACATGAGACGTCCTGCGTCCTTTTCTCCAAAGATGTACACAACGGCTGTAGTCTTGGAATCAAACTTCTTGAGTGTTTTATTTGCCACATATGGAATCTTCTCTTTGATGATTTTACTCTTGGGGATTCCCATTTTAGACATGTGGGTGGCTTTATCCCGAAACGATAAAGGATGTCGTGGAAGTTTTCGAATCCCAGACGTCGTGATATATGCATCATCAAACTTTGATTTCATCCACTCATAGGTTTTCTTGTGATGTGGACCAAATGGTTGAAATCTACCTGCATAGATCCCCACGATCTTTTTGATCTGTGTCTGTTCGAGCAGAAACGGTTTTATTATATCCTGTGTAAGTGTATTCATGAACAATTGTAGTTTGTCTCTTATAAATATCAGAAAAATCAAACTCTCCAGAACTCTTTTCCGGAAAACCTTTCATGGAGTTCTACCCCTAAAACATCTTGTGCAATGTAACGTCTCTGATACAGCTGTGGTTCAACCCTATGAAGATTCTTAACCCCATAGACTTTCTGATCGTTCTCTTCATGAGTAGCCACCAAACCAGAAAACTTATGCGGAAAATAATCCAGCTGAATGAACCGATAGAGTTCTTTTAGAATCTCTTCTGGTTTGGTTACTAAATCCGTCCGTTCAATCAGTTGTAGATTTTTCCTATTTGAACTGAAGTAGCTATCTTTGAGGTGTTGAAAACACCAACCCACTGATTCTGTCGTTTGTCTCAACATAACTTTACAACGATTCTCTGTAGAAATGATTGCTCCTTCTTGGCGAAGTTGATCATCTATAAAATTATTATAATCTCCACTCCGATCTATCAGATGAATAAATGACGCTAAGATGTCCGGAATGCTGTCTACGAGACAGATCACTTTCATCTCCGAACCGACTATCTGTCTGTGTGATTCCAAAGGATCCCTCATATGCCAAGCCCGTCCTTTATCAAAAACGATCTGTTCATCCACATGCGCATACAGACCTTCCTGGATATGCAACCAAAGATTTCTCAATTGATCCGGATGACTATACGTCTTGGTTTGACTGATGTTATTCTGCCAATCATCTACAACCCGATACATGATATTTGAAAGTGGTGATGTTGCACTGATATGAAAGTCTGGATTCTGATTCAGAATCGCACACAACACCGAACTACCCGTTCTGGGTAATCCAGCTATATAGAAGAATTGTTTCATTTCCGGTACAGAATAGATTTCCACTGATCAGTATACTGCTTGAGGAGTTCTTCTGCAGTAGATCCTCCGTCCCAGATATATCCGTGCTTTTTTAACTTTTTATTCATGCTATAATTGCTTGTGAACATTTGGAGCAAAAATCATCGTTGAATCGAGCCATCTGTTTAGCTCGTTCATCAGACTGAATCAATTCCTTTAACGGTTTATCCTTCACTGAACCAAAACTGTACTTCTGAAAATAATCATGGCAGCAGAAATACACGTTTCCATCTATTCCGAAGTACAGATTTTCGAAATAGTTCATTCCGCATGCGAGTTTCTTTCCCTTGTAATCGACAGAACTGTGTGGCATGGATTGTTTGTCCGTCTTGACGCCCTTGAGCATTTCAGCCCTATCCACCAATCCAGTCATGGACAATTGTATATTGTTAAATCGTTTAAACTTTTCATACACGGATAGAAAGGTCTTTTTATGTGAATCGGAGCCGTCTCCGTTCACCATCACCGTGATGGGAAAATTTAACTGATCCGTTCTTTCAAATAAATAACAGAGCTCGTAATACTGCTTGTACATCATCTTGACTGATGTTCCAGTGACATTTTTCCAATCTTGTTCATCCATAGTCGGTATGTTTAGTCTGACATCATAGATGTTTTGAGGATATCTAATGAGGAAATCTACTAATTCTTTCGTCATACCAGAACCGTTACTGAGAAACCAGTAGCTGAATCCCATATCGGTCATGATTTGGAGTTTTTCCTTAAACGTAGGATCTAATGTTGGCTCATTATATACCGAAAAAGAGATCACATTCAACTCTCTTGGTGTGTAGACGGATCTGACTTCTCTGAGAATGTGCTTGAAGAATTCCAAGTCCATGTGTTGTGTTTTTGAAACATCGTAGTGGGCATTTTGACAGAACCAACACCGCCAATTACAATTGGTGTTGTTTTCAATCTGAGCTATCCTGAATGTTGTGGGGTTCATGAGCCCCTGTATGGAATTTGATTCCGTGCTTGAAAGCTGCGTGTTCTGTTCAGCTAAGGAATACGTGGTTTCCATTGTGTCTGGTCTTCACTCTTGGATCGATAACGACTTGATATCCAAGCTGTATTAATGTTTTGCATACGTGGTAATCCTCTGATAGGTATACTTTGTTTTCATCTATAGACACTTTAAAAACATCGTAATACTCTCCATCATTGGGTTGCTGTCGTGTATTATTTGTCGCCATTGATGTTTTTGTATAAACATCATTGTTTTGAATTGCATACTGGATCAAACTAGTGACGGCCTTTCTGGATAGCATCATGGCAGCATTTCCAACATGCTTTACTGTTTGGTATCCGCCTTTTATGTTTACTGGATCGGAAATGTTGAGATGGGGTGAGCCGTCTGGTTGTAATCCTTTCAGGGCAACCGGTGCACCTATCACGTCATGTGGAGAATTCATCATTGAGAGTACGTCTCGACCATCAATCCCACAGTCTGCGTCTAGGAAGAATAGACGGTCTACCGTAGTGAGTTGTTCATAGAAGACTCTCAAGAGAGTGTTGCGGGCTCGAGTGATGAGTGATTCATTACCCAGACAGACCGTTACGACTTCTATACCGGCTCGATGCATCGACATGATGGAGTCATGCCAATCCGTATGAACCATCCCCCCATATGCGGGGGTCGCGACACATAACCGAGGTTTCACTACAGGCTATGCGTGTTCAGTCTTATACAGCCATTCGTTCTTAATGATTCCCTTGACACCAATTCGACGAATTACAGCCTGGTGGGCTTCTCTGAATTGCTCACACATCTGATCTAGAAAGTTATACAGATTGTCCACAGTAGGTGCCTGTCCGGTACCAATGCTCTGATCGTTATCAGAGATGTACTGCTGTACAAGACGTTGACAAGTCTGAGGATGGACTCCATACTGTTCCAGATACTCCAGAGTTCCCATTCCGAGTCGACCATGGGCCATAATATCTCGGATCGCGTGTCGGAATGCCATTTTGAGGTGAGCATCAATCTCTTCCTGTTCGGAATCTTCTTCATCCCAGTTCTCCGGAATGTTATGACTGACCATAATCTCATTGTAGATCTCTTGGAAGAATCCAATCTCCTTCAGGGCCTGTTCGATCCCTCTGGTGGATTGTTGGATCCCATACTCGAGACGTTCTGCTCGAGCGACGGAAAGTTCATCACCGCGTTCCCGGAACTGTTTCGCTTTGATCTTATCCTCCTTGAGTCGGAAGTAAGAGTCCTCAACGGCAGATTTCTTTCTTGAGATCTGTGCGAGAACCTGACGGAGTCTCCGATACGGTGAGTCGTTCAACATCGTCAGAGACATCAACGTGCTGGTGGTCTGTGTGTTCTTCCGATCCACTGCCTGTGTGGCTCGGTTGATTTCCACCATCCGTTCTGAGATCAGAGCTAACTTTTCATCCGTGATCGTCGTGAGACCACCCGGTTGGTTGAGAATCTCAGTAAGCGCGGATTGTTGGATCTGTTCCGGATCAACTAGTGCGGTTTGTGTATCAATTTGTTTTGTTTTTGCCATGCAAGATAACCTCCATTAGTGTGTATATCTATATATATGAGTTCAAATTAGAAACGATTGAATTTTATCCCTACAGAGCTGAATTGGATGTGCCTGGACTTCCGTAGCCGGCTTGAGTTATACGTTCTCCAAACTCAACTGCATTACCGAGTGAATTAATTGTTATGTACGTAATTGCTTTTGCATCAAGGTCGAGAGCTGTTCTGAGTCCCATAATGCCTCGATTCCCAATTCCATTAGAAAACCCCTGGTTGGTAGCTCTCTCGGTGGTGTCCCCATCTAATTTTGCGGAGTCGCCAAAATCGATAGAATCCGATGGTGTGGATATTGTAATGTATCGAATGGTGGAATTGTTGTCGAACAAAATACCACGATCGTCAGTGTCATTGGATAGAGCTCCACCATACGAGTCCCCCGACCATGTCTCATTACCAAATCGGAGGGAATTTCCTCCGGATGATATCGTCATATAATCCGTGCCGGCTGCTGCGGCTGGATATCGTCCAAAGAATATTCCTCGATCATTGCGTCCGTTTGATATACCACCTTGGAAAGCTGATGAGAAAGAACTTTTGCCAGCATAATCGGTAGCATTCCCGAGCGTCGATATGGTATAATATCTGATAGTACCGGCGTAACCAGTACTTCTCATGAGTACAGCGCGCTGATCTGTTCCGTTGCTCGTAAGTGCACTGAAGGTGTTGGGTCCATCGTGGCTGAAGTGGGTTGAATTTCCCGTTGTGGATATTGTGATGAATTCCATAGTTGGATCCGTAAGAATGATACCTCGTTGACCGGTCCCATTACTGGTTGCATCATAATGCTGATCGGTTATATTCGTGAGATCACCAAAAACTGCACTATTTCCTAAAGTGTCAATCGTGATATACTCTATATTGGTGGCGTCGTGGGTAGCACTGACTCCACGCTGTCCTGGTAAGGTTTTGGCTGAAAAGTCCACGAGTGCTCCATAATCGACTGATGCGGAGACTTGACTCGAGCCTGTACTGTTCATGATCCGATCAGTCACTACAACCATTGAACCAGTACTGAGTGCTGAAGCCTGAACAAGTGTTCCTCCAGATCCGGTAATTGGTCCAGTCCCTCTGGTGAGATCCCAATAATTCACTCCGTCATATCTAAACTTGGTTGTGGATCCGGATGCGTACGCTATAGAACCGGAGAAAAATGTCGGTCCCACTGACACAGATGATCCAGATACTGTCATTGGAGTCGCTCCATTATCTAAAAAGGTATTTTTGTAGTTAGCATCTTGCGCTACTATCAGATCTCCAAAATCTACCGTATCGGCAGGTGTACTGAGTGAAACGTATTCAACTGCTGACAAAGTATTTGACCCGCCACCAAAGACTGCTCTACCATCTATACCATTTGAACACGCTGCGCCTGCTTGGTTTACCGCTAACGTATCTCCAAAAGATAAACTATTTCCAAGTGTGCTGATTGTGACGTAATCGATTGTATTAACTTGGCCGCCGCCGTTTAAATAATAGCCACCAAACTTTACACCTCGTTGATCAGTATCATTGCTGGTGCCGGTTTCCCCTTGGTTATTTGTATAATCTAGGGAATCTCCGAAATACCAACCGTTTCCACGGCTGTTTACCGTGTACGCTTCAATTTGTTTCCTCCAGTTATACCCTGCAGATCTGAGAGTTCGTTGATTCACTCCATTGGACATACATGGAGAATATCCACCTGTATTCATCAATGATGTTCCAAATTCAACGCCGTCGCCACAGCTACTGATCGTGACATATTCAATTCCGGTACTGGAATTGAACATAAGTCCTCTATCATCAGGTCCATTACTGGTACCGTTAGATCCATAACTCAAATCTACAAGTGTATAATTTCCAAAATCGATTGCGTCACTAGGAGTGCTGAGTGTGATGTATTCGATATCTTTGTGATTTCCTCCCTGCGTGATGCCTCTATCACCTATCCCGTTAGTGGTTCCGGATGCTCCATGGAGATTATGTACTCCATCTCCGAAATCTGTTGCGTTTCCGGTCGTGGATATCGTTATGTATTGAAATCCAAGGGTACCAGTACCACGCATCACGCCTCTCTGTCCTGGAAGTACTGATCCGGACGCGATGGTTTTCCATTCGCCCCGATAGATCGTGTTCGTTCCCGGGAGTGCGGTCGCTGCGATTCTTCCCGCACTGGCTGAATCGGATGTGGCTGAACTACCACTGCTGAATGATGCTGATACGTTGTACGCGTTGTACACGGAAGCACTCGCGTAGAAGGCTGAGCTGCCTGAGAATCCATGGAGGGATCCTATCGATCCGGTTGCATTGTATCCAAGTGCCAGCTGTGTAAATGCTGGAGAGGATCCCGTCAGATTGGCAACCTGGTCGGGTACGAGTCCTGCCCAGACTTCAAAGATTCCTGTTCTCCCGGTAGCCCCTTCGGGGAAGTTCTGTACAAAACTGTTAGATCCGGATTGACTCCCTGTGAGATTCGTATGGCTGCCACTCGGAGTAATGATCGGTGTGCTGAACAGACCACCTGATGCGATATAATGTTGTAGAGATCCGGATGCGAAGGACACTTCAGTCTTCGACTGAATGACCGTCATTGGATCTGTTGAGAATCTC